CGTCTTTAGAGACTGTTTGATCTGCGCAAAGTCAAGCTGTGTTGTTTGAAATGTTGTCATTTATCTTGCTCTTATGAAGTTTGTTGTGAACACGACTTCTTCTTCGGTATTGACAATAATGAATACAACACGAACCGTTACAGTATTTTGATCTGGTAACAACCTCGCAGTAACATCAGACAGTCTAGCACGTGGCTCATATCTATTTATCGTCTTGATTACATCATCACGTATGAACGTTGCGTTATTCGTTGTTGCGAGTTCAAATAACATGTTTTGAATACGATTGCCGAAGTACGGATTGAACGGTCTTTCGAATCGATTCGTGAGAATGATATTCTTGACGGATTGTTTGACTGCCGCAGCATCGATCTTTTTGTAGATATCGCCGGACGGTTTGTTCGTGAACGTCAAGTCAATATCCGAGTAGTCCCGATCACGAGTTGTGATCAGTGATCGTTTATTGAGGTTGCCGTCCTCGATTGAGAGTGCTTTTGTAACCATTTGATTCTATTTATATAGGTTATTCATTGAACATTTGCCTCAACCAAGCAGGCGCTGTATCGCCACTTTGTCCTCTTGCATCTTTAACACCATCATCATCGCCCCATATTGCGGCTCTGCCGGCTGAAATTACTCGCCCGGCAGCAATGTCATAATGGAATGATGTGCCACTCATATATCCACCAGATAATTGACGTGAAAATGGTCCTTCAACACCAACCGAAGGCCTAAATCCTCTCGCTCTTGCTGTTTGAATAAAGAGTCGTGTAAACTGTTGGATGTATGGAAGGTCTGCCGCATTTCTTACGCTGAGTGATCTGCCATTGAGATAAAGAGCAGTATCAGAAGCATGTCCATTGTGTCTACCACTTCCTCCTGCACCTCTATTGCCGGAAGTAGTCACCGCCCTGAGCCCAGTTGCATTACCGACATATGCTAAGATATCAATCAGTTCTTGAACAAGACCGTGTGTGTAAATATCATGATCCAATGCTGACGTTCCTAGTTGAAGGTTCATCAGATATTTACCTTGTGATTCGCCGTTCAACAGAGTCTCGGTTTCGTTCTTAGCTCTACCAAAGATATAATCCGAACCAAACTCAGGTAATACAACAATCAGCTTGACGTTTGCGATACTACCATCTTCAAGTTCAATTCCTTTATTCTTCGTAAAGTTCGGATTCTCTGGAGAAGACGGCGTATCTTTCGTTTCATAGGTGTCATAGTCAAGAATAAGTTTATCGAAGATTTCTTTGTTCGCCAATCTTGACGCTAAAGCAAATGTAGCATCAAGGTTTTGTTTACCACTTGCATCGAGTACTTCATAGACTGCAACTCTACCAGTCTGTGCAAGGTCGTTGATGCCACCGGGATCAACAGACCCAGTCCTACTCGGCGGAGTATAAAGACCCATCACAACTTCTAGTCTATTACTACCAACTGCAGGGTCATTCTTATACTTATTGTAGAAATAGGTTACATGAATATGAGCATATCTCGCAAACTGAAGTTTTTCCTCTCGAGTAGTCAGCGTCTCAAGTTTGGCACCGAGTTTCAAGAATGTTGCAAGAGGAACGCCTTCGCCGACAAGCAGTGATGATCTAATACCAGGACCATCCGCCCGAGCCGGACCAGTAGTCTGATTTGGATCGTACTGAGGAACGGGTGTATAACGATCTTGGTCTAGGTTCTTTTCGGGTGTAAAACCAGCACCTCCGCCACCGCCACCGCCACCTGTGCCAGCGCCCGGTCCTCCGGTAATACCTCTAACGCCTCTAGGTGTTGTGTTTCGATACGTTGGCGAAAGGTAACCGTTTTCGACTAGCCAATTCGTCAGCGCCGGGTTATCACGGTTAGCCCCATCACGAAGCATTGCTTGGATCTGTTCAAGCGTTGGTGGAGCGTTCAATGCGCCTCCGGTTTGTGCTCCAAGATCAATCAAGTCTTCGATTGTATTGTTTGGATCAACTTCAACGTCAACAACACCACCAGGCCCAGACGCAAGATAATCATCATTCATTGCTTCGCTTGTGATTTCTGGATTATCATCAACATCACCAACAGAATTGAACGTTCCCCCAATCAAAGACGCTTCGGAAAATTCAGCAATCCCTTTCAAATCACCCTCAAATGTTGTTGCCTTCATTCCATCCGCATTTATTGTTGTTGCTTTCATCTCTTCAGCGGTTACTCTATTGCCATCAATATTGACACCTGAACCGCCAATGAATCCACTAGCACCGAATACAGAAAGATTGCTAGCGCCCATATTGATGCTTGGTGAAGAAACATACATCGAGCCTTCGCTGGTCATTTTCAGTGTGCCGGACGATGCAATCGTACCGCCGCCATCAATGCTCGTATTCATGTCACCCTTGACGTAGTTGTTCATGCCGCCAAGAGCCAACGTAGTCATTCCAGAACCGGCAATCTGAGTCAATGTACCTCTTACGGTTGAAGCTTTAGTGCCATTGACGGTTTCGCTCGACGCATTACCGACAACATCATTCTTATTACCAGTCACTCCGGTAGTCATATCACCGTCGATGTTGAAAGATGCTGCGCCGGCCGTTTGTAACGAGAAATTCTTGCCATTGAACGAAATGTTTCCCCCGGCTTCAAATGCGATGTCTGATCCTGTGGAAAACTTCAGTGCTTTTGTTGCATTGATGTTGATATCACCATTAGGGCTAACAACGATAGTTGCACCACTGCTGTTCTGTATAATAATTTCACCAGTTTCAACATTGGTAGAAATTGAAGTTTCATTACTCTTGTCGTTCTGCGCAGGTAATGGTGAACCAAAACTAAGTGCGGTTTTTGAAGTATCAAAAGATACAGGGATTCCTGATGTAGAAACACCGCTAAGACCAAAATTCAGTTTGCCGTTAGGATCATCAGCCATTTTTTATTCCTATCTTATTATACCTCACGGTATACCTTCATCATTTTCTGGAGTATCTGGGGGATTGATATTACTCAGCCCGTCATCTACCGTTCCAAACTGCCCAACAAACTTCGCACTGCGGTCGGCAACGCCTTCGGCAATATCATAGTAACCTCTTTGCGTCTCACTTGCATCTACCTTTGTTCGGACGTAATTGATTACATCAAAACCAGGTCCAAACGATCCACCCTGGTTGTTGTCTCCAAAAACAACGGTGCCTGGAAAGTCTTTGACGAATCTTTCGACAAACTCGTTCAACGTTTTTTTCTGCCTAAGAGTATAGGCTGCAAACGTCTGCCCATCTCTTGTTTGTTCGTCAAAAATTCCATTCTTGACTTTAGCATCGACTGCTTTCTGTGTTTCAGTATAACCACCGACTAACAACAGAGAGACAGTACTTTCACCGTGTTTCGTTGTTGGTGTATCTTCGTTGAGATCAAGCGGTCTTGCTTTAAAGATTGCGCCGTCAGTACTACCACCGGTACCTTCAACACGACCTCTTTCAATAACGAAATGATACCCAATACCAGACCTGCCGTCTTCGATTGCTTGTTTGTGTATCTCAGCAGTTGTCAGAAGATTATTACGGCCGGTACCAGTTGAATAGATCACAAGACCCTTGATCTCACGCTTTACCGAGTCGAACAGAGCGCTGAGTTCTTCGATGCTAATCTGGCTGAAGTCCCATGTCTGACCGTCGGATGTTGCGCCGGTCGGTGTTCCTGGAGGCGGTGTACCTTCAACAACACCAGTATTGATCTTTGGCGTCCTTGAGTTCAGCGAAAGACCAGCGCCGGCCAAGAAGTTTCCAAGACCTGACGACAAATTACGAAAAGAGTCTTCAACGTTATCAAGATTATCTGTAAACCTTGAGAAAATCTCCAGTGCTCTATTGATCTGACCTCCGTTGACAAAATCGATTATCTGCTGAAGTTGTTTTACTGGTATGATTCTATCAGCAAGAGTCTGAATTGCGTTTTGTAAACCGCCGGTCAATTTCTCAACGAGATTTTCAATGATACCTCCGACGTTGAGAACTCCCTGAACCGCTAGGCTAATGTTCTGAACGAATTTAGAGACTTCTTCAAAAAAGCCGGCGAACGGCAACTTCGACAGTCCGGTAGTAATCAGATCTTGAAGTCTTTGTTCCGTGAACTGTTGTAGAATCGATTGAATCTGCGCTGGCGTTTTACCAAACTGTGATTCCAGAGTCTGAGCAATTGACCTAGGATTGATTGCTGTCACGATCTTCTTGAGTGCCGCAGGCTGAAACATTGTATCAGAATCGCCAGTGATCTTAGCAAAGAGTTCCTTGCTCTCTTCGCTCATCACGGTAACCATTGTACCCTTCATTTGTGAAAAGACATTTTCGATCTCGCTCGTTACTTCGCCAATAACAAGAGACGGTAAAGATTGTTCCTGTGCGAGTTGTTCGAACGGAAGGCTAGCACCAGTAATTCTAAACCCGTTCGCAATTTGATTGAACCCAGCCGCAGATTGTGTGAGTTCGGCAATCTTACTGTTAGGCGGAGCAATATCTGACAGCGATGAAGCAATCGACTCAATGGACTGAGATACGGTTACAATCGGTTCAGCAATCTGTTCAACGATACCGCCAACGGTAGATTGCAGCCGATTGATTTGATCGATTGCTGGCGACAGAGACGTCAAGACAACGTTATTCAATGATTTTGCAATATCTAAAGATTGAGCATACGACGAAAGAAGCTCAGTGACGTTAGACGTTTTCTGTAAGATTTCGAGTTGTTGATTGAGTTGTTGTAGAGAAATTGTTGACATGTTTCTAATCCAATAGACCGCCACGACGTATGGTTTCAGCCTGCACAGATCCGACTGTAACACGTCCTTGGCTAGCTTCAATAGAATCAGCTTGATTAGTGTTACTTATTATAGCATTGGGATTACTGTAGTCAATTCTCAATGCATTGGACGGCGCTAATTGAAGAGCCCACAATCTTGCAGCATCTTGACCGGGCTCACCAGTAAAAAATCCTGGAGTAGCGCCAGCATTGGTTATATAACGTTCATACACTTTCAATTGATCACTAAACGATAAGGTACTATATTGGCTTGGAGTCATTGCAGTACCAAACACCTGACGTGTTAGTCCTGGTATCTGTGCGTTTTGAAGTTGGAATATACCATAATAATTTCCGCCAGCACCTCCAACAATCGCTGGATCAAAATTACTTTCGATTGCCAAGATGCCTGCAAGAGCATTAGGATTCATATTATATCGTTCAGCAAGTGCTCGTATTGCTGCACTCTTCTCTGGGGTTAGACCAGGATTTGGCGTGCCTGGTGTCACATCATCGATATCTTCATAAGTACCCGGCGAAGTTCCAAGAGGAGCACCACTTGAAGGATCAACTGCGCCACCGAATGTCCCATACCCAGAAAACGCAGGATCAGCAATTTCAATTCGTGGGAATGAACCAAGAACAAAAGGAAGTTGTGAGGCCTTTCCGTCGAGAAAAAATCCAAACACCATCGCACCAACTTCAAGTTGTGCATTCATGCCGCGACCGCCAGTTCCTTCTTCTGTACCTGGTATCATTACCTGAGCCAAGGGAAGATCGTATGTGTCAATATCAGCAGTATTGTTTGAGTGTAAACCATACACACGAACACGAACTCTACCCAAGCTGTCCGCAGACGATGGGGTTTCAACGACTCCGACAAACCATCTTGGGTCATCACCATAGAACTGAATTTCAAATGGTTTTCTGTACATCACTGAGGTCCTGGGCCTGCTGTCGGATCACCAGGAGGCGTTCTCGAAGATGTTGTTGTTATTGGCGGTGTTGGTGTATCAGACAAAGGATCTTCAGAATTTCGATCCTGAGTTGGCGGACTAGGCAATTCTTTTCTCTTGCCCTCACTTAGTCTAGCAACCGTCAATGAAACACGATAATCGTTGACAGCCATCACATGACGAATCGAATAAATTATATATTCGCCAGATCTCTTGAAATCTGTAATGTCTTCAAGTGATACACCTTCGTTTGCTTCATATATACTCTGGTCGTTCTTTAAAATGCGAACATTCATCTTCTTACCAACAGTCTTAGCATTTGCTCCAAGAAAGTCTCTGCCTGGCAGTACTATATTCAGAGGATTCTTCAACAGATAGTTTCGATAGATACTAGATCTGACTTTGTTTTCCTTATGTTCAATCGGAAATCTTTCTTCGTGATAGTTGAGAAAGCCGTCATCGTATGTACCTGTTGTGACGATACTCGATATCACAGAAGATGTATATGATGTTGCGTATGTATCATCAAACTCTAGATATTCATCAAATACGTCCCCGTCTTCACGGGACAATAATCCTTTATCCTCTAACTCTTTAAGCGCTCTAGCATCCGTATACTTTGTACCATCACTCGTCAAAGATTGATTGGACAGCGTATCGATAAAATTATACTGAGAGTTGACGAACCCATCACGAAACATTCTCAACCCATCGTTTGTTTTTGGCAGTTCATAATTTTCAATGATCTTGGCTTGCTTATTCAGATTGTTCGACTCTTGAGCGTCTTGAGTGAATGCCTGCCCGTATCTGTATTCTTCGCCTTCTGGAATCGTCGATTGTAGAATTTTCTCTAGATCGGTCAGCACCAGCCTTTCGTTATTCAGCGTTGAGTATAGATAAAAAGGTAGACCGTCGATTGTAGTCGCTCTGTCCTTCAACCAACGAACAGTATCTAACGGTGTCCAGTACGGAATGACCACTCGAATTGGTTTTTGGCGAGATTCTAATCCTTCGGCAACATCAATTTCGTCAATAGACAGTTTATCTGACAGCACTTTAGGTATGATCTCTTCGATCTTACCTTCATATGATTTACTAAATGCGTTGACATAACTAAAGTATGCGTGCTCTTCGATCAAGGAAAGAATCATCACTTCTGACGTATCGTTCGTCGGAGTAACGTTCTCGACGTGAGTCACCATAAACTTTTTTGTGACTGTTTTGCTTGCGTATTCGTCTGGAATACTGACCGTGATCTCTATTCTTTCGGTACCCTGAAAGTTGATTATTGTATTGAGATCACGGCTGTCCGCTAAAATCATCTTGCCCGTCAAGTAAGGAAGATCGATGTGTTCGTAGATCGCAATTTCGTTGGTGAACGTCTGAATCTCATACGACCGATCGCCGAGACGGTCGGCGGTAACAATTACCTTTTCGATCGTTAGGCTGTTAGCAGATTCAGGACTTTGATATTCAGGCAAACCTATTCCTCATCGCATTTTGAAATTCACCAAACACTTGACTGACAACTCTCGGTTTGAGAACAACGATACTCTTGAGATCGTCGTTCTCTCTTGAATACAAATCGTAATACGTCACCGGGAACAGTTCTGCACCAGGTGCACTATTGATATCTATATCGGTTGGATTGCCATCAGCGTCTTCATAACGATAGATCGAGTTGTATTCTTCAACAGCACCACTGAGAGTCAACGAGAGTAGTGTATCATCTTCAGTTGTCGTGATGTCTTCTGTCGAAAGAAAGTTTTGATCGCCACGAACAATGATCTGCCCAAGATCAACACGACGTTTGATGATCGTTCCGGTTGCACCCGAACTCTGACCAGTGACGACGGAACCAACAAGAAATCTACTGCTGATATCGTTACGTGTCGTCAACACTGTGTTTGGTTTTCTTTGTTTAACGACTTCAAGAAGCTTTGATCTCGTCAGAGGCCATCCTTGTTCTCTGAGTTTGTCGTTGAGAAGAAAGAACGTCCAGTAATGATTAGTCGTTCCGTAGAGTTGAAACGACAGGTTATCGGGTCTATCATCATCAATGATTTCATATGCTTGATAAAATGCACCACGATTCTTGATCTGGTCAATCAGATCGACATATGTCGTTAGGTTCTGATGAAATGTTCTATCGGTTGAAGTACCAAACCTGTAAGGAACATATGGTACATTTCTGAAATACGTACTCATCGATTAGAATCCGTCTGCAATGTCTTGTTTCTTCAACGTTTTGTATTCTTTGAAGCTCAGGTTGATCGTCGTCTCAGTGAAGTTGCCGTCTTCAAAGAATCCTCGACCACCACTGTTGAATGATGTTGTTATGTCTGTCAAGTATGCTGGTTGAAGTTTATAAGCAATCTGGTTTTCACCATGAAAGAAACTGATTATGAATCTATTTGGAAATTTGTAACCGAACGGAATTCCTTCGACCGCGATTTCTTCCGGATATAATTCTGTTCTGAACTGTTTGACGATTGCTTTGATTGCTTCCGCTTCTTCACGAGATGTTGGAATTAGAGCGAAAGAAAACTGAAATGCTCGAAGATTGACTGATTTGAAAAGAACTCTCTTGTTAGGATTTAGCGCAGTTTGTGTAGCGATTGATGTAATGCCTGATACTTCTTCACCAGCATTCAATGCAACTCTTGTTGCAACTAGTCTAGCAATATCGCCAACGCTTTGTCCCCTTAGACCATCAAGAAGAGATCTTGCTGTTTCTTCAAATCTACCAAGTGCTCCTGCTGTGCTAAACGATCCACCCCCTCCCTCTACAGCACTCAAGGCGGCACGACCAGCAATGGAATTGAACGATACTTCGTCGTATGCTACACCATCTTGAAATTGAATCTCTGGTGGTAAATAAAGTTGAATGGACCCGATATCTTCTATTTCAGAAGTCGCTTCAACGGTTGCAGATGATGTTTCCGGATCAACCGATGACTGTTCAGGATCGCCTGTTTCTGTTGAAGGTAGATCACCAGAAGGATCCGCCGTTAGTGTATTATCCACAGACGCAGAAACAGTTGGTACAATCCTCTGTACATCAAACACAATTCTTGAAGGAGTTATACTCTCTTCATCAATTGGATATCTGAGCGAATATTGTGTTGTTGTTTCTACCATTCACAACGACCTATATAAATAGTTTCTGAATATCTTGGAATTATTTATATGAGTTATAAGGGAAAATATCGAGTACGCAACAAAGAAAAATACAAAGGCGATGTGACAAACGTCGTCTACCGTTCGATGTGGGAAAGATATTGTTTCAAGTGGTGCGATCAAAATTCGTCGGTTGAGAAATGGGCTGCGGAACGTGTTGTAGTTCCTTACTTATACGAAGTTGACGGCAGAGCACATCGTTACTTTGTCGATTTGTGGATAAAGTTTACCAACGGTGATACCTATCTAATCGAGGTCAAACCGGATAAAGAAACACGACCGCCAGAATTCTCGGGTCGAAGAACGAAACGATATCTACAAGAGAGTTTGACATACATTAAGAATCAAAACAAATGGAAGGCGGCTGAAGAGTTTGCTGCTGATCGTGGTTGGAAGTTTGCTGTATGGACCGAACATACTTTAGAAAAGATGGGTATCAAACCCAAGTCGACTAAACGATTGAAACCTTTGAGGAGTAAAAAATGAGTGAACCAACGACGGCAATCCTGATTCCAGCGAGACTGGAGAGTACGAGATTGAAGAATAAGATGGCGATTAGCTTGAACGGTGTCCCTCTTGTGCGATATGTATTAGAGAAGTGTAAATCGTTTGGCTATCCGTCGTTCGTTCTGACCGATAGTCGTAAACTGGCGACGTTGGTACGTGACGATGTGGTTCTAACTGGTCATGCTGAGAACGGTACAGAACGCTGTATGCTGGTACTCGACGAGTTGGGATTCGATCGGTATATCAACGTTCAGGGTGACATGCCGGATGTAACGAAAGAGATCATTCAAGCGGTCGAACGTCAACTCGATCATGATTTTGTTGCGACTGCATATACTGATATGAGGGACATCGACAGACGTGATCCGAGTGTCGTCAAAATGATTCATAGCAGAGGAAGACCGCATTGGTTCTGTAGAGCATCTTTACCCTACGGCGATCGGCATATCGGCGTGTATGGTTATCGACAAAATGCAAAAGAGATCTATCGTAAAACGTATGCGATGAGAGAAGAAAGAATTGAAAAACTCGAGCAGTTGCGTTGGATTCAGAATGGAATCGATATGGGAATCACCAAAGTAGAATTCGACGGAATTGAAATCAATACAAAGGAAGATCTGGAACTATGGCACAAGAGAAATCCGACGAGTTGAAGGGCTTCGCTGAATACATTCAAGAACAACAAGAAACGTATAAGCCGCCGGCTGGTGCTGCAAGTGCTGCAAAGAAGGCTCTTCGATGGAAAGACGAACACGGCGATGAAGTGAAGGCGATGACACGTGTTGGTTGGACACGAGCAAATCAACTCGCAAAGAGAGAAAACCTTTCATACGATACCGTAAAGAGAATGGCAAGGTTTGCTCGTCATAAAAAGAATTCTGTCGTCAATCCTAAGTATAAAGACACTCCGTGGAAAGACAACGGGTTGGTGGCCTGGCTAGGGTGGGGCGGAGATGCTGGAGTAAACTGGGCCCAGGGTGTTGTTGACCGCGTTGAAAAACAAAAATCAGAGTCCGTCATTTATGAAGGTGAAGGAAACTACGAATCGTGGGAAGACGGTTACAAAAGACGTGTTGTCAAAACGACCGATAAAGATCATAAAGAGGATGGGTATAACTGGCGAATCAAGGGCAAGGATCGAAACGAAGTAACGATCAAACTATATAAAAAGAAGCCTTCGTTCGATGAGTTCAAAAAACAGATGAAAAGAGTTGCGGGTCACGAGTTTGGCGGATGACGATTCATTGCAAGAAACACTCGACGACTTTCATTCATATTCCAAAGACGGCTGGCTCATCGATCAGCCGTTGGATGGTTCGTAATTGTGGGGGCAAGTGGGTCGCAAAAAATACTCATGGATCTAAGCATGCGACGAAAGCAAGAGCGCAACAGTTATTGAAGACTGATCTTGGAACGACGATAGCATGCATTCGTAATCCTTGGGAACGATTCGTCAGTGGTTATTTTTACTACAAGCAGAGAGCAAAAAAGCCGAACTTCGTTGAGAAGTTGACGTTTGAAGAATACGTCCGTCACGAGAGACACGGATGTGTTGATCGTCCTTGCAGTTACTACTTCGATCACGTCGATATACTTCTTCGGTATGAAAACCTTGAAAAAGATTTCTTCAAAGTACAAGAACACTTCAATCTGTATAAGGGTCTACCGGAAGTCAATAAGTCCAAACACAATCGAGACTTTCGTAAATACTACACATCACCTGATCTCGTCGATATTGTGGCAAAAAAACATTCAGCCGATATCGAAAGATTTGGCTATCAATTTGAATAAATACAGATATGGCAAGTCTAGTTCAAAACTTTCAGTTGCAAGCATTCAGAGCCGGTGTAGCGCCAAGAACGAAGCAGTCTCGTGATTGGTTTCGTAAGCGTGCTCAATCACTAAGGCGTGTGGATCGTAATGCTCTGATGCGAGACGAAGAAGTAATTCTGAAGAACAGAACCGTGATTGGTTCGATGTTCATGTATTTCTATGATCCGAAACATAAGGAAACACTACCGTACTATGACGCTTTTCCTTTGTCGATTATCGTAGATCGAGCTCCGGGTGGTTTCTATGGTTTGAACTTACACTACCTGCCGCCTCTTGCAAGAGCAAAGTTTCTTGATGGTCTGCTCGATATCACGAACAACGATAAATATGACGAATCGACTCGATTTGATCTAACATATTCAATGCTGAAGTCGACGTCCAAACTTCGTTATTTCAAACCGTGTTTCAAGCACTATCTGACGAAACACGTTCGTTCACGATTTGCGATGGTTCAGGCGCCTGAGTGGGAAGTCGTTACGTTTCTTCCAACTGCTGATTGGCAAAAGAAATCGGGTAATCAAGTGTACAAAGATTCAAGGAAGATGTACTAATGCCGTTTAGCATCGAACAGATCAAGGGTGCAATCACAGCTGGCAACGGTCTGGCGAGAGGTAACCTGTTCAACGTCGATATTCCGATTATTCCTGGCGTCTCTGCCGGTGGATTGGATGCTCAGTCGTTGAATATTATGTGTAAGAACGTCACTCTTCCCGGTCGACAACTCCTGACAAAGGATAAGGTTATCAACGGCTTTCCTGAAAAAGTTGCATATACAATGGGATACGAAGACGTGACTGTTACTTTTGCGGAACGTAACGACTACTTGATTCGTCGATATTTCACGAACTGGCACAACTACATCTTCAACCAGTCGAACGGCACAGTTAAATATAAGAACGAGTACACTTGTGACATATCGATTCGGCCTGTAGATAGATTTGATGTAACAGCGTATGGAGTAAAACTTTTCAAAGCATTTCCAACACAATTGACAAATATCAATTATAACAACGAAGCAGACAACTTCGTCGAGGTTTCTGTGACATTTACATATCAACGCTGGGATGTATTGACTGATGATACGCCTTCGTAAACATAAGGAATGACTATGCTACCAAAACTCAATGACACGCCAAAGTATCAATTGACGATTCCTTCTTCGGGTAAGAAGGTAAAGTACAGACCCTATCTCGTCAAAGAGGAAAAGATTCTGCTGACAGCAGTCGAGATGGGTGACTTTACGATGATGATCAATGCGATTGTCGACACAATCAAGGCTTGCGTTCAAGAAGACGTGAAATTTGAAGATCTTGCAACATTTGATATTGAGTACATGTTTCTCAAGATTCGTGGTAAATCTGTTGGCGAAAACATCAATGTCAATGGTACCTGCACGAAATGTGAAACCAAGAATCAAGTATCGATCAACATTGATGATATTCAAGTAAAAATGGTAGAGCAGCAAAAGAAAGTGCAACTGACGGATAAAATTTCGTTGTTGCTAAAGTATCCATCATATAAAGATGTTGCTGCGTCATCGGCAACAGCGTCAACTGATGGTGACCAACAAAACATAAACTTTAGGTTTGACATGTCACTCAATGCAATCGATTCAATTCAAACTGAAAACGAAATC